CCGAACAGGTATCCGCCCTGCAAGCCGCGCAAACCGCAGCCGCAGAAGCAACCCGCACCGCAGAGCTTGGCGCACTCTTTACCGAACTGGGTCGCGACATCCCTGCTGATGTCAAGCCCTATATCGCCATGAGTGCTGACAGCTTCAAAGCGTACGCCGCCGACCTGCGCGCCAACAAGCCCGCCCCGCGCGACCGTGCCCTGTTTTCAGCGCAGTCCACTACCAAAGCCACCACAAAAGCCGATGGTACAGACCGAACTGCCGCGTTGTTCGCCGCCGTGCAAGCCATCAGCCACAAAGCCTAACCCCATTCAAGGAGTAAACCCATGACCGCCATGAACCCAACCCTGAGCGCCTTCATCAAGATGGAAGCCGCGCAAGGCTACAGCCGCAAAAACATCACCGTCGCCAGCGGCCAAAACCTCGCTATCGGCACCGTGCTTGGCAAGATCACCGCCAGCGGCAAATACGCCGCCTATGACAACGACGCGGCAGACGGCACACAAACCGCCGCGGGCATCCTCACCGCAGCCGTCAACGCCAGCGCAGCCGATACCTCCGGCGTTGCCATCGTGCGCCACGCCATCGCCGCCAAAGAGCAGCTGGCATGGAGCGCAGCCGTCACCACCCAGGGCGAAAAAGACGCCGCCTACGTTGAGCTGGAAGCCATCGGCATCCTGTGCCGCACCACCGTTTAAGCCCATCAAGGAGCAACACACATGAACATCAACGACTTCACCCTGACAGAACTCACCGCCGCCATCAACCGCTTTCCCATCCAATGGGGCCGCGTCAGCCAGTCTGGTTTATTTGTTGATCGTGGCGTGCGCAACCGCACTGTCATGATTGAAGAGCAGTCCGGCACTCTTGCCCTGCTCCCCACCCACGAATGGGGCGGAGAAGGCACGGTCGCCAGCAAGATCGACCGCAACACATTCAGCTTCGGTATCAAGCAAACCGTTCACGAAGACATCGTTAGCGCTGCCGACGTGCAAGATGTGCGCGGCTTTGGAACCGAGTCGCTGGCCACCATGAGCACCGAGACCGCCATGCGCCTGCAGCGCATGCGTGCGCGCCACGACATCACCCTCGAATACAAGCGCATGGGCGCACTCAAGGGCAATGTGCTCAACGCCGACGGTAGCTCCAGCCTGGCCAACCTGTTTACCACCTTTGGCATCAGTCAGGTTACGGTTGACTTCGTGTTAAGCACTGCAGGAACCGATCTTCGTGCCAAGTGCGAGGCGGTGTACAACCAGATTGAGGACAACCTCAAGGGCGACACCATGACCGCCGTGCGCGTGCTGGTCAGCCCAGAATTCTGGGCCAAGCTGGTGATCCGTGATGACGTCGTGGCCTACATCAAAAACGTCCCCGGTGCGCGCGAATTCATGCAAAGCAAGCTCAACCAAATCCAAATCTATGGCGTGATCTTTGAGCAATACAGAGCCAGTGTCAACGGCACGCGTCTGATCGCTGCCAACGAAGGTCATGCCCACCCTGAAGGCACCGTGGACACCTTCGCCACCTACTACGCACCAGCGGACTTCAATGAGGCGGCCAACACCATTGGTCTGCCCATCTACGTCAAGACCTGGGACAAAGAAGGCGGTCGCGGCACCGTCATCCACACCCAGTGCAACAGCCTGCCCATCTGCCACCAGCCGGCTGTGCTGGTCAAGGTTACCACCAGCAACTAAGCCATGGCAACGACAGTCATCATCACCACCAACGTCGTCTACGGGGTGCAAACCCTTGTCCCGGGCGTGCAGCTTGATGTGAGCGATGCTGTCGCACGCCAATGGATAGACGCCAGACAAGCCATGGCAGCAGGTAGCACGCAAGTGCCAACACCCGCCACTCCAGACCCGGCCAAGCGCAAAACCAAGGGGTAAGTCATGGCCATCCTCACCCAATCCGAATTGCAATCCCGCCTGGGTGCGGATGACCTCGCTCGCCTATCCAACCGCGACGGCGCAGAAGACCCGCAAGCCATCATCATTGCGCTGTCGGATGCTGAGGCCGAAATCCTCGGTTACGTCCGCCTGGTGGCACCCCTGCCCCTTGTCGATGTGCCAGAAATACTCAAACGCATCACCGCTGTCGTTGCCCGCTACAACCTGTGGCGGCGTGACACCCCGGCAGATCACCCGGCATACATTGCCTACAAAGACAGCGTGCGCGAGCTGCAAGCCATCGCCAGTGGCCAGATCGCCCTGCCCATCGTGGCAGGCGACAACAGCGGCAGCAATGCTGCGGATGCATCCTTTGCCTGCATTGCCAGCACCCGCACATTCAGCGACAGCGCCATGAGCGCCATGATGCCCACATGGTAATGCTCGCCGTCACAGTTGATGATGCACATGTCCGGGCCATGCTCGCGCGCCTGAGCCAGCGCATGGGCAACCTCACGCCCGTCATGCGCAAGATTGGCAACACCATCAAAAACGACTCGCTGGCCAACTTCAAAGGCCAGCACGCGCCAGACGGCACGCCCTGGAAGCCGTTAAGCATTGCCACCCGCATAGCCAGGGCCAATAGGCTGTCTGGTGGCAAAGGCATCAAGACCAAGAAGGGTGCAATCCGCAAGAGCGCCCAGCGCATCATCACATCGGCAAACGCACTGCTAGACACAGGCATCCTGCGTGCCAGCGTCAATGTTCTGGAAACCACCGCGTCCAGCGTCACCGTGGGCAGCCGCATCAAGTACGCCGCCATTCACCAGTTCGGCGGCCAAGCCGGGCGGGGCAAGAAAGTCACCATCCCAGCGCGCCCATTTATCGGCATGAGCAGAACCGCCGAGCGCAGCATCATCGACACCATCAACGGCTACATCGGCACCAACCAATGAACACCGCCCCCATCATCGAGCGCCTTCGCGCCCAGTGCCCAGGCTTGCGGTTCATTGGCGGAGCCATGGACTTGAGTGAGTCAATGCTGCAATCCGTTGTATTTCCAGCAGCGTTCGTCCTACCGCTATCAGAGTCCAACTCCGAGCAAGGCATGAACGCGCTTGATGAAGTCTGGGCCATCGTTACCGTCATCAAAGCCATGCGCACCACCGCGCAAGACCAAAGCGCAGAGTTATCAACCCTGCGTGCAGAAATCAAAGCGGCCCTCTACACATGGCGGCCAGACGGCCAAACATCCCCCACCCAATACCACAGCGGCCAGCTCGAAAGCGCCGAGGCTGGCGCGCTGATATGGGTGGACCACTACACCCGCACCACTTACCCAGCATAAGGAGCGACGCAATGCCAAGCCAGACATAACGTGCAACCGAGCCCCGCAACCCAGAAACCAAGCATTTAAAAGGACACCATCATGGCTTACTATTTCCCCCAAGGCACCAAGGTCTTTTACAGCAACACCTTGGCCACCGCAAAACCCCTATCGGCCATCACCAACGCCACACCGGCAGTGGCCACATCAGTCGCCCACGGCTATGCCGACCTCGACCCCGTGCTGCTGGCCAGCGCCTGGGCTGATGCTGCCAGCACCGTGTTTGAAGTTGACCAACTCACCGCCGACACTTTCAGCCTGCTCGGCCTGAACGCCACCGACACCAACGTCTACCCAAGCGGCAGCGCCGCTGGTAGCACTGCGCAAAAGATCAGCACCTGGGTTGAGGTACCGCAAATCTTGAGCATCAGCGCCACCGGTGGCGGCGTCAAATACGGCACCATCAGCCCAATCGGTAGCCGCCAAGACACCAAACAGCCCATCGGCTTTGAAGCCGCAGGCCTGGACGTCAAGATTGGCTACGACCCTACCAACGCCATCATCCAAGCCATGCAGCAGCTTACCCGTGTGTTCGGCAAAGTGGCGCTCAAGCTGCTGATCCCCGGCGGTGGCCGCGTCTACGGCTACGGCAACATTGCCTGCGGCGAGTTCCCGGAAATCGGCAGCAAAGACAGCCCGATCCAGTTGTCAGTCGGCATCGGCTTTGATGGCCGCGCCATCAGCTACGGCGCTTAAACCCCGCCCGTGTTCGCCATTGCCTGCGCCGTATGGCTGCTGGCAATGGCGCGAGAGTTTCACGCCCCCAGGTCGCACCTGTCAGGGTCTTTTTGCAAGCACCAATCCAGAGAAAAAATCATGTCAATCAAGATTGTCGTATCAAACACTGTCGCGTTTACTGTCAAAGGCACCATCAATGACGAGGCCGGTATTGCCCAGCCTTTTAGCTTCAAGTTGACGTGCATGCGCCTTGAGCAAGAGCAGATCACCAACAAGCTCAAGAGCGAGTCTGATGCCAGCATCACCGACTTTTTGGTTGATGTGGTTGAGGACTGGTCAGGAGTTAAAGATGCAGACGACAAAAGCCTGCCGTACTCAGAGGCCTCCTTGCGCCAGCTTTGCAAGATCAGCGGTGTGGCGATGGTCGCGTTTCAGACCTACATGGCCGAGGTCGGGGCGAAAGCAAAAAACTAGCGGCGCTGGCCTATGCCCTTGCATCCCAACCCAATGACGACCACAACACGCCACCGCCAGCCGCAGGCCCATGGGGTGCAGTGTTCGCCAATCTTGGGACGCCAGAGCTTGAGGCCAGCCAAGATATTGCCTACCTGTGGCCCTGCAACATTGACGCATGGCGCCACTGGAAAGCGGTGCAAACCCAGTGGCGCACGGGCATGGGTGGCGCTACCGGCCTTGACTATGCGGGCGTGCTGGCCTACCTGCGCGAGGCCGGCATGAAAAGCAAACAGCGCAAAGAAACATTCGAGGGCATCCGAGCCGCAGAAGCTTCCACATTGCAGGCATGGGGCGAAAAGGCCGCATCAGACCGCAATAACAAGGCGTAACCCATGGCAACCACTGAAGTTGGCATCCGCTTAACCCTGCAAGGCGGGCAAGTCGTCAGCTCCACCATTGACGGGGTATCGACACGCCTGGACAAAATGGGCACGTCCGCCAAGACGGCGGCCAGCGGTGCTGAGACGTTGCGCACCGCACTAGCAGGCATGGCCACAGTCGGCACGGTTGCGGCCTTTGTCAAAATGGCAGATGCGGTCACCACGCTGCAAACACAATTGCGCCTATCCAGCAACAGCGCACAAGAGGCCACCAAAGCCTACGGCGCACTGTTCAACATCGCCCAGCAAGGTCGCGTGTCATTTACCGAGCTGGGCAACACCTACGCATCCATCGCCCGCGCGGGCCGTGAAATGGGTGTGTCGCAAGCCCGCCTGCTTGACGTTACCAAATCCATCAGCCAAGCCATGACCATCGGCGGTGGGTCTGCCGCATCCATGCAAGCCGCCCTGGTGCAGTTGGGACAAGGCCTGTCATCTGGTGTGCTGCGGGGCGAAGAGCTAAACAGCATCATGGAGCAAACCCCACGGCTTGCCAAGGCCATTGCTGACGGCCTGGGTGTGCCCATTGGGAAGTTGCGCGAGCTTGGCGCTGCCGGTGAATTGACAGCGCAGCAAGTGATCGGTGCGCTTGAAAAAGCAGGCCCGGCTCTGGCAAAAGAGATGGAAACGGCCACCGTTACTGTTGGGCAAGCCTTTACGGTTCTGACAAACGCCACAGTAAATTTTGTCGGCGAGGCTGACGCGGCCACCCGGGCATCATCTGGCATGGCCGACGGACTCGGGTTTCTGACGAGCGTGGTGGGAGACGCCACAACAATCATTAGGGCGCTCAACTCAGCCGAGATTGACAACGCATCCGCTACCGGGGCAATGATCATTGCTCAGCAAAGCCTGGCCGTCATCTTTGAAACCATTGCCGTCCTTGCCGTCGAAACCAAATACACGCTTATTGCAGTAGGGCGAGAAATCGGCGGGATCATCGCGCAATTCAGCGCCATGGGTGAAGCGGGCGGAGTATTTACCAAAGCGGGCCGAGACGCATGGACCACCATCGGGCAGGCAATGGCCGAAGACGCTGCCCGCGCCCGCAAAGACGTGGACGCCACCACCGCCCGCATCCTTGGCGCCCGCGATGCAGCAAAAGACCTTGAGAAATGGAACACCCGCAACGCCAGCGCAGGGTCTGACCCGCGCCTGATCAATGACATTGAGCCCATCAAAAAGAAAGAAGCCGCATTGCGGGCATTCTCGGAAGCGGGGCAGAAATACCTGTCAGACACTGAAAAACAGCAGTCGGCGCTCAATAAAGCTATCGAAATAGGGCAAGCCGCCCTCAAAGAAGGTGCCATCACTGCTGCGCAATACGCCAAACGCATCAATGATGTTCAGGCATCGTTCGCCAAAAAAGGTAGCCATGCAAAAACCATCAGCGAGGCCACCAAAGCCGCCGAACGCGGCCAAAAAGCCTACGCTGACCTGACGGCCGTCGAGTCCGGGTATGCCGCCAATTTCACTGAAACCGTGACCGACATGGTGGCCGCCCGCGATGCCGGAAAGATTTCGGTGCAGCAGTATGAAGACGCTATTCAGAGTCTTTTGAAGAAGCAGCCCGGCGTGATCAAAGCAGAAAAAGACCATGAAGACGCCCTCAAGAACGCGGCTACGACCTACGAAAACACCGCCAAATCAGCGCTCAAGTACTACGCAGATTTGTCCAACAACAACGACAAACTTGAAGCATCAAACAAAAATCTGGCAGAAGAAAACGCCCTGATCGGGCTTACCGAAGAAGCCAAGGCACGCCTCACGCTGGCCCGTATGGATTCGGCCATTGCCACCGAGCAAGAGTCGTTTTCCTTGCTTAACCTGCAAAACAGCAGCGAGATTGAAATCGACACCGCGCAACGCCGCATCGCACTCATGAAAGAGCAACGCGCGCTGTCAGGTCAAGGCGTCATCGCCAAAGAAGCTCAGACTGCAAAAGCGGCGTGGGCCAAAACCGCCGACAGCATCCGCGACAACCTAACCGACGCCTTCATCAGCGCCATCGACAACGGCAAATCGCTGTTTGTCAACTTGCGTGACAGCATCGTCAACATGTTCAAGAGCATGGTGCTGCGCCCA